TTTTCCTCAAGGTCAAGCCTGCGCTCCTCCAGCGCCATCTCCATGCGTTCTTTGTCTGTTGTATATAACGAGTCCGCAACTTTGCCAACGCCTTCAATGATTGACCCAATACCAATCAGATCCATTATTTCAAACCTTTAAGAGTGCGATTTATCCAGCCCAATAAGAATTTAGATTGCTTGCGGTTTTTGTTGCAGATGTCAGCGTAACGGGTGATCTTAGCGAGGGCGTAGGATTTTTTGAACGATTCGGGTTCAGCATTGTTGAACTTCTTTAGCGTAACAGGCCCAACCGCGCCGTCCGGGGTAGCACCAACAATCAACTGCGCGAGCTTGACTGCAACGCCCATGCCAGTGTTTACTCCGAAGTTGAAAACCGATTCCGCAACAACTTGGTTCGTAATCTCATCCCCTCTAAGACGATCCCAAAACTCAGCTTTATAGAATCCACGTACCATTCCAGTAAGGAGCGGATTGTTGATTTCTTTGTGGTCGATGAGGTTCCATCCGCCCCACTGAGGGTTTTTGTTTCGTGCAATTCCAGCATAGGTCATCCCACCCGTATCACCGGGAACTGTGTGTAAAACGTAACCGCCCTCGTCGCGGATCATTTGCTCAAAGGCAGCGTTGAAGTCAGCCATTTTGCTTGTCCTTCATCTTGTTTATGATCTCAAAGGCGCTCTTTACCTTTTCCTCAAGCACGGCAACCCGCAAATCAAGCTTTGATAGCACGACGATGAGCGTGACAATGCCCAGCAATACCGGCCAGGCCTTAAGGAAAAGTTCGGCAATTTCCATGTCTGCCCTTTGATGTGGCCCCGGCAGATTACCACCAGGGCCCTGTTCTTACTCGTCGTCTTCTTCGCCGTCCTCTTCACCCTCAGCGTCGTCTTCAGCCTTGTCTGCAATCTCAAAATGAGCAGATACCTGAGCATCAAACAAACGGGTCAAGGTGAACTCGCTGATGCCATTCTCGGCTGCAACAGCAAACGAAACAGAAAACAAAGAATTCAAGGCCTCGAGCGGCGTTGAACCATCAATAACCTCAATGATCAAATCGTCCATGAAAACCCCCTAAAATTGATTGGGCAAGCGCCCGAGGGGATTTTACACCACGGAAAACTCATCCCTGGAACTTTAATATGATCGTCACAAGCAGGCCAATAATAGCCCCGGCGCCTGTAATAAATATCTGCTCAAGCCGTTTGATTCGTGCGTGAACACCGCGCATTTCTTTCTCAATACCTTCGTATCTGACAGCGCATACATCAACGTGGGCATCAATTTTGTGATCAATGTCGGATACGGTAACCATATTAGTCAACCTATGGGACGGTGATTAAGTCATAGCTGGGAGTCGCTGCATCCACGGTTGTAACCCTACTAGCATCAAGAAGGCTTGACGTAGAAAAAGAAATCGCTGGCGAACTAAAAGTAGGGGTCACGGTGTTTAAAGTCTCTGATGTACTTGAATACGTCACCGAGGTCCCTCCAACTGAATAAGTCCCAGTTAAAGATCCATTAGTCGGGAGAGACAAAATGAACGAATAATTGTTGCTTGTAGAGGTGGGTGAGCAAAGCGCATAAATTGTATCAGTGGCGGCGTCCACAGAAATTGATTTAATTTGAGAAAGGACCCCTATAGAAACCCTTCTTTGCCAAACCAAGTTGCCGTTGCTATCAACCTTTATGATAACGCCGTCGAATCCTGTCGTGCCGCCAATATATACGTTTGAAAAATTGTCTACGGCAACGCACAGGGCATCAGATGTTGACGACAGGGTCCTTGCCCAAACAAATGCGCCGGTGAGTGCGTTTAGCTTAACAACAAGAAATAAAGAGCCTACTGTATACTGCCCGACAACATAAAGGTTGTTATTTGACTCAACGCAAGCAACTGGAATAACAGAAGAAGAAAGTGCTCTCCAAAAAACCAAGAAACTTGAGCTGATTTTTACTAGCAAAGGCGAATTTGAATTTACTATATACGCAGAGTCGGAGCTGCCAGAGCCTATAAAATTAGAATTTAACTCTGAAGAGCTGCCGTAATATCTTTTTGTTACCACTAAGCCATTAGATATTATAAAGTAATGGCTGCGCGAAGTAGACCCCCCGCTTATAGTGTTCATGTATCCAGAGGAATATACTATACCGGAACTTGAACTCGTCAACCCATCAAATTTCCCTCTAGTTGTAATTGACCTAGCGGACGCCACGCTACCATCGCTATTCAGAACAAAAAACAAAGGGATGTTGCTAGAGCTAAAGTAGTACCCGGTAACGTAAATTTGAGTTGGCGATACGGTTTTGATTTTGGTAAAAGTAATTGCCAGCCCGCCAGTGGTAACTGTCTCTTTCCATGTGGCGCTGCCATCAGAAGCCGTTTTAATAACCAGCCCCGAGGTCCCAATGCTATAGAGGCTGTCAGTCCCGTCAAACGTAGTTTCGTTGAGGTATTGCCCAGCCTTAGCTATCCAGTTGTTTCCAGAGATGACGGTTGTCGCATAAAACCCACTAAACCCTCGAACTGACGCGGCACCTAGTGTTGCAATTACAGGCATGATTAGGCGAACCTAGTCTGAGAGGCCAACACTGTGTACGAGGATGGCCCTGTACGGATGATGGTGTAGGTGTATACGTCGATGCTGTTTGCGTTGCCCGTTGTAGGCGTCGTTCCACCCTGCCACCTCAATGCAGTAGGAGCCGCGCCATCAATCGTCACCGCGGTGTTGTAGGCGTTAGTTACTGAGCCAATCTGCACAAGAACGGCAACCGTCACCGATTGTCCCTGGCTCATAAAGTCAACTAGGGGGGTCCCGCTACTTGCACGAAAGTTGATTGTCCAAGGGTTTGTTGTGGCGATGCTGTAGAAGATCACCGACTGCGTGGAGATGTCGATGTTAAGAGCACCAGAAGCAGCAGTCCCCGTAACCGTGCAGGCCTCGAGTGCGTTATCCAAGATCATGGACGGGACGCTGCTTGACCCGGCAAATGTCTGGGTGGCGGTGAATGTCCCGGCATTGGCAAATGTGGCGACTTCGTTGGTATTTATTGCAACGCTACCTGTACCGGTGATTGTCGTAAAGCTCATCCCGGTGCCGGCAGAAACACTCGTAACAGGATTGGCCCAGACAAATGCGCTGCCGGTGTACTTGAGATAGTTAGGTGTGCCTGGTGGGGCGTCAATGAATGCGGTAACGCTCGTGGTGCTCTGGTAAGGGATTTTGTTTGTTGCACCACCAGAGAGGTTGGCCACCGAGGTCACCGCGCCTAGCGTCCCCCATGCAGGAATCTGGGCCGATGTTAAGGTCAGCACTTGTCCAGAACTACCTGCAGGAAGAAACGCCGTTACGTTTGGCGCAGACTGATAAACGACAGCGCCAGCGGTACCGCCAGAGAGGTTTGAGGCTGAGGTTGCCGAGCCCGCCGTGGCCCATGTAGGAACGCCGCCAGAGGACATCGTAAGGACGGTGCCGCTAGACCCTGCAGGAACGAAGGTAGTAGCGCCAGCGCCCGATTGGTAGGGGATAGAGCCTGCTGCACCGTTCGCTATGTTGGTTGCTGTGCTGGCGGTCCCGGTAAGAGATGCGGTGATTGTTCCAGCAGAGAAGTTGCCCGAGGAGTCCCGCTTAACGATCGCCGAGGCCGTATTTAAGTTTGTCGGGGTAACCCAGGTAGGGGCATTCGCACCGTTAGAGCTTAATAGATCGCCCGCTGCGCCGATTGCAGTGAAGGCGTAGGTTGTGGCCCCACCGTAGGCAATACCGCCCTGGGTGAGCGTCTGGATGCCTGTGCCGCCGGTGCTTACCGCAATGGGGTTGGTCGCGGCCGCCTTCGTTGCGATTGTCTGCAGGTTGCCGGCGGTGTCCTTATAGAAAAGCTTTCCGTCTGTGGTGTTAATGGCAAGCTCACCCGCGGCCAGGTTTGTAGTAGACGGCGTGGCTCCGGTGTTGGCGCTGTAATAGAGCTGGATCGGGGTGAAGGTTGCCTGGGCCATGTTTACACCACCGGCCAGACGATGTTGAATGGATCAGTCTGAGTGGGGATATCCCGCAGAGCCTGGCGGTAGGTTGCCCATGCCGCCTTGTCAACGGGTGAGTCTGCTACCTGAGTCCAGTCGGTGTCTT